CATCTTTAATGTTTCCACCAGGTGCATCGACATCTCTGAATTCGCCAGGCTGTATTGACTGAGCCTCATCTCTAACACGTATTCCACGTTGTTTAAATCCTGAAGGTAAATTACTTAAAGTACCTGCGTCCAATAATTGTCTTAATGCAGTAGTCGCTGTTCTAGACAGTCCACCGATCATATGAATTAAACCAAAACCATAAAAACCCATTCCAGGTAAAAATTTAAAATGTACAAAATAATCTTGTCTTGCTTTAGTAGGATCTCCTACCACATAGTTTCTCCTAATTGATAATATCTCTCTACTTCCAAGTTCTAATGTTACAATGTAAGGAAGTTTAATTCCTGTGTCTTCTCCAGTGGAATCTACATCTTCAAAGCCATCCAAATCTAAATCAGTGTGTACTTCAAGAATTGTAAATATATCTTCATCACGAGTTCTTTTAACACCTTCCAATTGTCTTTCTTTTTTCTCTACTTCTGTTTCTTCATTGTAGCCAGGAGTTAATTCTATATCTATATAGAATCCAGATATTTGTTTTTTTCTAACATCATTTTCTGACATTTTAATAACATGAATAATAGCTTCCGCATCTTGTAATGAAGTTGCTGTGTAAGGAACTAAAAGATCATCTGCCGGTACGAATTTTGAAACGGCTCTACCAAGTAGTTCATCGTAATAAACTTTCTTAAACGCAGAGCCGCTGAGAGGTAAATAAAAAAGCATTTGATCGAACTCGGGTTCATACTCTTTCATTACATCCATGAGCTGATAGTTCATGAATTCTTTTACACGTTGTGACTGGTCTTCTTTTGCTCTGTTCATTATTCCTATAGATTGTGTATGTACAGGACCTGTCGCTGGTAGTAATTCTTTATAAGCTTGTGCTTGAAACTGTGTTACAGCTTCTGCTAATACTGGGTGTGTTGCACCTGAAGCTCCTTGGAAAGGCTGTGTTGGGTTTTCATATTTAAATCCTAAAAGATCTAATCCTTTTGTATAACTATCTTCCCAATCTTTTCTTGCTGATTTATATGTTTGATAATTTTCTGCTAACTCAGAACCTAATTTTCCTAAAACATCTTCTGGTAATAATTCTGCTAAGTTATCTCCATGACCTTCTCCGCCAGGTTGATTAACTGCTGATGGATCAAAATTAATTGTAGCACTACCATCTTCTTCTGTAGTTACTTCAACATCTTCTGGCCCAACTTGTGCTTCTTGGGTTTCTTGTTCTGATATAGCAACTTCTTCTTCGCTAGGTAATTTAATCTCTGTCTCTACGTTTGGTAGAGCTTTGTCCATATCTGCCATTTATATTCTCCGAGTTCTTTATTGTTGTAGACTGTTTCACAGAAACATTCAAGCCTTGTGAGTCTGGTCCTTTTAATGGTGGGATTTGATCCCATTTAACATGTTGCATATTTGCAACAAGAGTTTTATTTTTAACCGTCATCGAATAGCCCCCTTCCTGCTTTTTTGTTTTGATACATTTCATATCCACTAATACCAGCAGATAACGCAAGTCCCGGTAATCCAAATCTTCTTGATACTGTTTTAAGAACTCCTGGACTTATCCCCAGTCTCATAAAACTTGAAACAGCTGGACTAGCAAATTTTGTAGCTTGTTGTGTTAATGGTGCTGCAAAAGCTGCACCTAAATAGTTTAATGGATTAGTTGCAATCTCACCAGCTGAATCCCCTTGTGCAAGTTGTTGACCAATGTACAAAGGTTCTAAAGCTAACATTCCTAAAGGTGTTCCCGTAGCCGCTAATCCTTTTCCTAATAATCCACTAATAGGACTTGCTGCTGCTCTAACTTTTCCTACACCTTGTTTCATCGGTCCGGTAAATTTATCGTTTGGTCTAATACCACGTCTATCTTTATAATATTCTGCGCCACCTGGTATTGCACCCGCTGCAGTCACGGCTCCTAGAACAGGCAACTGGGCACTTGATGTTATACCCGGATCTGTTTCATCCATTACTGGTTCTGTTACCATATCAATCAACATATTCTTTTGTTGATCTTCATTTGATAAATAAGATGATGGATCATCTGATGTAAATTGTTTTACAAGTCCTGCACCGGCTGCACCTACTGCAGCGAACGCTCCAAACCTTCCACCTTTTTTAGCAACGTTTAAAAATGTATTGGCTGCGTTTTTTATTTTTGCTAGTGGTCCAGATTGTACATCTAGATTTTTAAATTTATTTGCAGCAGCCTCAGGATCTTGTGCTACTATTTCTAAACAACTATCAATAGTCCCTCCTTTTGCTTTTAAATTAGTGCAGACTGCTTTAAAAGAATTACTTCCTGGTTTTAATTCTGCAACCGATCTAAATAAATCTTGTGCGTCCGCAGATATCTTTTTGCCAAATTGAGTTCTTTCGGCACTAGTCATATCATAGTAAATTTGATCTTTACCTGTAATACCGGCAAACGATTTTTTGTAATTTCCCGCTTTTGGTTTAAACGTACCAGTTTCAGGATCAACTTGAAAATAGCCTATATCACCTTTGTATCCCGGACCTAGTTTTTCAATAGCATTGTTAACATTTAATTTTGCTTTACCATTTAACTTTTCTATCTCTTCTATATAATTTTGAGGTTTGTTTTTAATAAACCATTCTTGATCTTCAGCAATCTTTTGACCAATTATATTATAAGGAACCAATCTTCCATTTTTTTTAGAACCAATAAGGTTTGTAATTTTTGAACTAGGTTTGTAAGACCCTATTATTGGATAAACATGTCCAAAGGCTTGACCTATTTTTGAACCCCCAGTAATTGATATCGCTGACTTTTGAGTTGATTTAATTTTTCTAGCTCTTTTTTTAACTCCTTCGCTTTGGTCTTCAATTTGTTTTCGACCGTATCCCGGGTATATTAATTTTCTTTTTAATTTCCCAGTAACCTCGTCAATAGTCCCATCATACTCAAGTGCTTCTCTAGGAGTAATTATTTCTTTGTTAGATTGTACACTAGTACCCGTTATATCTTTTGAATTTTGTTTAAAAAACTTTCCATTAATTTTTAACTCTGGTGCATTATTAATTGCTTTTTGAAGTTCTTCAAAACTACGCATGGGTTTAATTGCTGTAAATTGATTACCTAATTTTGTTTTTGCATAGACAACTTGACCTTGGTTTCCACCGCCGCCACCTCTTTTGTATATGTACCCTTTTGCTTCATTGTATACGGGACTTGTATCAGCAGGAACTCTTGGGGGATTTTTTAATTTTTCTGCTGCACGGACTTCTGAAAATTTATGACCAAGGGATGTTGCTTCCGATTCATTTGGTAAACGTTGATTAGATATAATGAAATCTTTAAATCCTTTTGCATTTAAAGTTGTTTTTAAATTACCTAAATCGATAGTAGTCATCTCAAGGATGTCTACACCCTTTTTTTGTTGTGCAAGTTTATTTAAAAGTTCTATGCCGTAGATCTCAATGTATTTTTCAAGACCTTTTTGTCTTTGCTTTAAATTGAATGCTGAAAGAGCCATTACAGCTCCAGGATTTTAGCTAGCCCACCTTTTGCATAACCAGCTCTACCACCGTCCGCTAGAGGTTCTACGATTGTAGCAGTAAGTGCATCGAACTCAGCTTCGTCAGGTCTATAACCATTTACATCTTCCACATTATCCATAATTTTTCTTGTAAATATTGCTATCTCTTCTGAGCTTCCACCTGTTGGAACTAGTTCTGCAATCCTTGGACCAAAATACTTTTGTACTAGAACTAATGGATCACCCATTGCTCCACCACCGCCTTCAAAAATATACTTCATATCTTCTGCTGAGATAACATCATTTAAAGTGGTTGCAGGATAATCATCCCCAACTTTTAAAGTGTTAATTAAAAATTCTCTAGCTGCTCCAGTCTTACCTGGAAGATCGCCTTTCGCAACAGATTTCATAATTCCTGTTACTTCCTCACCACCTTCTTGTAATACATTTTTTCTATAGTCATCAAATGGACTACCTATTTGTGCTTCACCTAAAAATTCTTCTGCGTCTGCTTTATTAACTCCGGCTGCAGCGTCATCAATTGATTTAATATCACTAGCTGCTTCAGTTACTTGTCGTTCCCCGATCCCTGATTTAGCTCTCAATGAATCTATGCCACCACCGGTAAGTTCCGTAACATTAGTAGGGTTCAATGATTCTTTCATTGTTGTTAAATTTTTCTCTAATTGACTTAATTGAAAACCATTTAGTTTATTACTAGAAGCGTAAGCTAAAGAAGACTCGATATCGGGTAAAACTTTCTCAACACCAATCGCTAAAAATGATTCTGGATTAATATCTTTTTGAAACAACATTCCATCTTTGGGTCCGTTTCCTATAAAATTAACATTTGTTTTAGTACCAAGGAATTTAGATGTATCGACACCTAGGTCTTTACCTAATTGAATAACTCTGCTTATTAATCTAAGATCAGCCATAATATTTTATTTCCCCTTTAACCAGTGGTTCTTCTTTGTAATCTTCAGGGTGACGAACCATACCGCCCTGTCTAATTCTCATGATAGCTTGTGTTGTGCTATCCACATAGTCATCGTGCTCTCCAAACGGGAAAGACGCACACTCCTCTACGACTTCCTGTGCAAAGTGTTCATGCATAGGTGCCCAGATCTTGCCACTCTCAAAAAGAGGGGCTACAGCGTTAACTCTTACATGCTTATCATTTCCTCGGCTAGGAGTAAAGTTAATTACTGGGATATCCATTTGACGTAATTCGTGAGTCAAAGGTAGTCCTGAAGCCTTCGCCTCGATGATTACCATATCTGGTTTCCATTCTAAGTATTGTGCATAGGCCACGCGTCTAAGTTCGGGGAACTCGTACCTATCTTTAAACGCATCAAGTAGTATTATATTCTGTCCATCTTCCTCAGTTTCAAAAACACCCCATGTTGTTATAGCTGAGTAATCTGATTTTGTGCCTTTGGTAAAAGCTGTGTCATAACTTTGAATAATATAATCTATTTTAGGTGGGTGCTTCTTAGTCCAATCTTGCCACCATTCTCGTTTGATTAAAGCTCCCTCGTCCCCGGTCGGAGATTGCATATATTGAGCGTTCCAGTTACTAACTGGAATGGATGCTTTAGTTTTAAGTAATTCTTCTGTTGTCCAATACTCAGGCCACACGGGTTCTCCGTTTGGTAGTAGCGCTGGTAGTTCTACAACTTCCCATTGGTCACTTCCTTCTTCACCTTGAGCTTTTAATAATTGTCCGGTTACATCTTTAGTAGACCATCTAGTCATTACGATTACAATTGATCCACCCGGTTGAAGTCTTTGACGTGGTCCTGCTGTGTACCAGTTCATAGCTTTCTCAAATGCTTTACCATCTGCTCTAATATCTTGTTCCTTATGTGGGTCATCAATGATTAGTAGATCCGCACCACGACCTGTGATTGCACCACCAACACCAGCAGCAAAGTATTCTCCCCCTTGTTCCGTTTTCCATTTCCCTGCTGCCTGACTATCTTCTTGTAGTCTCGTTGGAAACAGCTCCCGGTAACTGGGCTCGTCGACCAGGTTCTTAGTCTTACGACCAAAGTCAATAGCAAGGTCGGCTGTGTGGGTAGCTTGAATTATTTTTAATTTTGGATTCTTACCAATCATCCAGGCTGGCAATAGATAAGATGCAAACTCAGACTTGGTGTGTCTAGGTGGCATATTGATAATCAATCGTTTAATCTTACCTTCAGCTAAGTCGTTAAATTTTTTATTAATAATTTTATGGTGAGAACCTTCAATGAATTCAGGCCAAACATACTTAACAAAACTTAAAAAATTATTTGTAATATTTGGTCTAGCTTCATCTAAAGCAACACTACGTTCAAGTTCAAGTAATTTAGCACTTTCGTCCGGAGTTAATCCGTCTAATTTTTTTAAAATATTTTTTGGCATATCTACAATATGATTTCAAAACTTATACCTTAACTCTATGTATTAAGCAATATAGGGTAGACTTAGGATCCCTTTTATATGTAAAGGGGGTGTGGGGTCTTTGTTTCCGTAT